AGCTATTTTTAGAAGATTATCCAATGAGGGGGATGATTTTCCAGTCACGATATTGCTAACTGCAACCTTTGAAATGCCAACCTTTTCCGCAAGCCAAGCGGAAGTGACGTTTCGCTCGCTCATTATTTCTTTTATTCTCAAATCCATAAACTATACTTTATTTCAATTACTCCGCAAAGTAACGCAAACTTTATCAAATAACCTAATTAGGATAAAGTTTGATTTATTAAATAATGTTAAGTAATAAATAAAACTTTATCAAACTTGTTGTATTTAATAAAGTTTGCTTTATCTTTGCATCATCAGAAACGAAGTAATAACAATTAAAACATATAAGATATGAAAGCAACAGAATTTAAGAAAGGTCAATCAGTAGTCGTAACTACTAAAAATGGTAAGGTAGAAGGTACTATTTCAGGTGTTGATATGAATGTTTGCACTTTTGAAGCTGACTATTCAGTAGATTATCTGAAAGAGGGTAAAACATGGACTATGATTGGTGTACCAGCAAGAGCGATTGAACCGGCATAAGTTTAACCGGCAGGGCGAAAGCCCTGCGCAATATAGAAGAACATGAAAGAAAATACATTTTTAAAAGCAGTTATAGAAAAACCGTTATTGAATAATGAACCAGAGGTTTTACACCTTTTCGTTCAAATTATCAATGAAATCACTTCTTGTATGTCAGAAGACGAGTTAAAGGGCTGTATGAACTCTTTAACAGTACAATACCCTTACTTTAAACTGTTTTTCGATTATGGTTTCAGACATAATCACATGTGGGTGAAAGAATCAGGTTCTTTGGAAAGATTGATATTGGTTGAGTTCTAATCCGGTAGCTTTCGAGCTATCACAATATACACGATTATGAAAGCAGATTTAGTTTTAGTTATCAGCCCTGAAGCCCCACTGATGAAGCAATTGGGCAAAGTATTAGGTAGGTTGTGCTCTATGTGTGACTTTTCTACCATAGAAAGAGGCGAAAAGTATGTCACAATACGGCATGATGAAACAGGGCTTGTGGTGGCTTATACGAGTGAAGAAAGATTGAATGTGAAACATTAAATATTGATTATTATGGGTGAAATAGCAGATAGTTTGATAAGCGGTGAATTTGATTTTATCACCGGTGAGTATTTAGGTGAAGCGGTTGGTTATCCAAGAACGCACGCTTATGACAGACATGAATACATGCCACCAGTTGAAAAGAAGCCTACCAGCAAGGCAAATGTTTGTATAACTAACATGTGTAAGGACAGAGGTTTCAGTAACCGTGAAAAGATTGAATTAGTAGCCAAATTCTTGTATAGCAAAGGTTACAAACAATTGCCTAACCTATTCCATCAGTATAAAATCATTCACAGCCAGTACAAGAATAATTTTAGAAAGTTTTTGGTTGAACAAGTAAAGCAAAGAAAGGATGAATAATATATTCACAATATGCTATTCAGAAGAAGAAGCAAATGAAATAGGCCACTTCATTTTGAGTAGAGGATACGAGGGTATTCAAAATGATAGCTATAGATATTGCCGTGAAGCGATTTGGTGGGCTTTCAAACAAGCTAAAAGGCATCATTTAAATTGCATCTACGTTGGCGTTGCAGGTTGCCAAATGACTGTATCAAAATCAAAGCGAGGTCTTAGACGAAACGGTCTTAAATACATAGAGAAAAGGCGAATGTTTTACAAATTACTAAGTAAGTATTGATAAATAATTATGAACTCAATTAACGACGAAAGAGGTTGCAGCGTATGTCAACCCGGTAAAGAAAACTATTGCACTTACACTACCAAATTGAAAGGTAAGAGAGTAAGAATGTACCAATATGACTATCGCACTGAAAGTGGCGAACTGTTTGCTTGTTGTGCACCTACCTTAGAGGCGTGTAGAGAAAGACGGGATAAATGGCTTAGTTCACGACAATAAGCCGATTGTCGTGTATAACGATTGAAGATATTTCGTTATCTTTGGTTGTGGTAGTACCTTTGGGGTATAATCGCGGGGTGGAGCAGTTGGTTAGCTCGCTACTTTGACTTGGTAGAGGTCGGTTGTTCGATTCAGCCCCCCGCAACAATGAATATTAACTTGAAAATTTGACACGATTATGAACATTCTTACATTAAGCATCAAACAGAAGTATTTCGATGAAATCTTGGCAGGCAAGAAAACCCACGAATACCGTGAAATCAGACCAACAAACGCTAAGAAATATATCACTTACCTATGTGGCGGTAAAGAATATCCGACTGATGCAGAACTGCCTGAAGAAGGTGAGGTAGAATTGAAGCCTATCAAGTACGATGCAATCAAGCTTCTGACAGGTGCATATACGGGTAAACGTCCTTACATCATTATAGAGGTAAAGAATGCAGAAGCAGTAATTCTCACAGATGAAAACGGTAATGATATTGTTTACGAACATCAAGGCGAAGAATATCTTGCCGCACAAATGGATTATACTTTGGGCAAGATATTAGAGAAATATATAGATTGATTTGTTTAACTTTTAAAATTAGAAAGCAGAGTCGCAAGAAGAATTAACAGAGTAGCCGGGCCTCGCAGAAATATGAATGGTGCAGGGGCAGGTGGTAGATTGGTTGCCAATCGTAGAGGTACAGCAAGTGCCACACAGTTAGGATCACGCAGACAGCGTTACAGTGATCTTCGTACTTCATTTGGTTTAAGTGGTGGCTAGCTATGAACAAAGTAGAACAAGCGAGTCAATATATAGACCTCATTCGGGTAAAATCGAATGAGGCTTTACTGTTTTTATCACTTGGTAAAGATTCGCTTGTTCTGCTTGATTTAGTCTATCCGAAGTTTGACCGGATTGTTTGCGTGTTCATGTATTTCGTCAAGAATTTGGAACATATTAACCGTTGGATAAACTGGACTAAAGCCAAATATCCGAAAATAGAGTTTGTTCAAGTACCACATTGGAATCTCACTTATATTCTCCGTGGCGGTATGTATTGTGTGCCAAATCCGAAAGTAAAGCTGTTGAAGTTGGCAGATGTGGTAAAGGCTATGCAACTTACTCATGGAGTTTATTATACATTCTTGGGCATGAAAAAAGCTGACGGTATGAATCGTAGACTTATGTTGAAAGGGTATGAGGTAAACGGCTACGAGAATAACGGTATGGTTTATCCTTTAGCTGATTGGACACAAAAGGATATTCTTGCTTATATGAGGCAGCATAATTTACCCGAACCAGTTCGGTATTCATTGAAAGCCAGTTCGGGAGTAGGCTTCAATCTTGATTGTATGCGTTGGATGGAGAAGAACTATCCACAGGACTTACAGAGAATTTACAAAACTTTCCCGATGGCTGAAAGAGTACTTTGGGAGTATCATAATCAACAAAAGTAATATGTATGGAACTAAGTAAATATATCAAGAGTGAATCGGTAGAACTTAACCGTTCTGCCATTCGTTTTGCAGACTACAATCCGAGAAAACTTTCCGATGAATCACGTAAGACACTGAAACGTGGCATCAAGAAATTCGGATTGGTAGGTGGAATAGTTGTGAATAAGCGTACCGGGCTTACCGTAGTCAGCGGACACCAGCGTTTATCCGTCATGGACGAATTACAGAAGTTTCCCGATAACGACTACCGCATTCGTGTCGATGTCATAGACGTGGACGAGAAGCAGGAAAAGGAGTTAAATATTTTGATGAACAATCCTAATGCGCAAGGTACATGGGATTTTGATGCCCTTGCCCGTATTGTTCCCGACATTGATTGGAAAGATGCAGGCTTAACCGATGCTGACTTGAATATGATTGGCGTTGATTACCTGTTACAGACCGATGAAGAAAGCTCTATTGCAGACGCTCTGTCTGATATGATGGCACCAGTTACCGAGCAGAGCGAAGCCGATAAAGCCGCCAAGCAGTTGGAACGTGCCGAAAAGGTTGCCCACATGAAGGAAGTCAAGCAGCAGGTAAAGGAGAACGCACAGAAGCAAGCCGAGAACATGGATGCCTATGTGATGTTGTCATTTGATACCTACGAAGCTAAAGCCGCTTTCTGTGAAAGGTTTGGGTATGACCCCGATATGAAGTTTATAAAGGGAGAAGTGTTCGATGAACAAGTAGAAAGAATTGATTGATTTTTAGGGAGGAAAGCCGAGTTAGAAAGAAAACATATAGTCAGCTATATCAACAGTCCAGACGAATAATGTATAATGCCGGAAGGCAATACGGACTTGGTACAGATAGACAAAGGAGCATAAGAGACAGAACAAAATCCATAATGGAAAGATATGGTATAAGAATAGATAGCTATTTCTCAAAAAGAGGAATTAATATCTATGGAAATAAGCCTGTTTCTCGCCGCATATATATGGGTAATAATAATGGATGATTGATATGAGTAACAGTGAATCTCAAAACAAAAAAGGTAAAGGAGGAAGAAAGCCCAAGTTTGATTATACAAGCGAGGACTTTCTTTCACTCGTTGAATCGTATGCCAAAAAGGGATTCACTGATAAGGAAATCGCTCATGCAGTCGGAATTTTACCGCAAACTTTCTGTGAGAAGAAAAGCCGCTACCCCGAATTATCGGAAGTATTGTCGCGTGCGCGTTGTGCCTTAAACTCGCTTGTGCGTGCCAAATTTCTTGCTATGGCTCTTGGAGGTGTTAAGACTAAGAATACTACTATCAGAAAGATAAAAGACAGAGATGGTAATCTAACCGGAGAGGAAGAAGTTCAAATCGTAGAAGGTGAGTTGGCTCCAAGTTTACAAGCACAGTCTGTTTGGCTGTACCATTATGATGAAGATTGGAGAAAGGTTGAACGCAAGCAGGATGAAGATGCAGACATTCCTACTGATATAGAACACGGTATCAGCATTGATTCATGGATAAAAGACAAGTTGAAATGATAGTACCTCAGATTATATATCATCCATTGTACGAGGATAAGGAAAAGTTCATAATTCTTATCACCGGTGGGCGTGGCTCAGGTAAGTCTTTCAATGCTTCCACCTTCATTGAGCGTTTGACCTTTGAAATGACCCCGGTAGAGAAGATTGTGCATCAGATTCTTTACACCCGTTACACGATGGTTTCTGCCGGTATGTCTATCATCCCCGAAATGATGGAGAAGATAGATTTGGACGGTACCACGAAATATTTCAAGACCACAAAGACGGACATAGTCAATAAGATGACTAAGAGCCGTATCATGTTCCGGGGTATCAAGACTTCTTCCGGGAACCAGACAGCAAAACTGAAATCCATTCAAGGCATTACGACTTTCGTCTGCGATGAAGCGGAAGAGTGGACAAGCGAAGATGAGTTCGACAAGATAATGCTCTCCATTCGCAAGAAGGGTATTCAGAACCGGATTATCATTATAATGAACCCATGCGATTCCAATCACTTCATCTACAAGAAATACATTGAGAAAACTCACAAGCTGGTAGAGATTGACGGTGTGCAGGTTCAGATTTCCACTCATCCGAATGTGCTCCATATCCATACTACGTATTTTGATAACTTGGATAACCTTTCTCCTGAGTTCCTGAAAGAGGTGGAAGATATGAAGGTGAGTAATCCTGAAAAGTATGCTCATGTGGTTATCGGCCGTTGGGCAGACGTGGCGGAAGGTGCTGTGTTCAAGAAGTGGGGAATTGTTGACGAGTTCCCGGCTTGGGCAAAGAAAGTTGCTTTCGGGCAAGACTTCGGTTATACGCATGACCCGTCTGCTTCCATTCGTTGTGGTATCGTTGATAACGCCCTTTACTTGGATGAAGTGGATTACCGTACTGGATTGCTTTCTTCTGACATCATCAAGACTCTTCGCCCGTGGGGTTTGAAAGTCATAGCTGATAGTGCTGACCCTCGATTGATTCAAGAGATACACAACGGAGGAATCAAGATATATGCCGTAGAGAAAGGTGCAGGCTCTATCAATGCCGGAATTGACAAAATGAAAGATATGGAGATTTATATAACCAAACGCTCATACAACTTGCAAAGCGAGTTCAGAAAGTATGTTTGGGCAAAGGATAAGGACGGGAACTATATCAACGAACCGGAAGACCATGACAATCACGGAATAGATGCTGTACGTTACTATGTATTGGGTGAGCTTCTTGGTCAGATTCAGAAGCCGAAAGATTTAACAGGAATATTCACACATTAAAAATATAAACTATGCCATTGAATTTAGAAGAAATATTAGCATTGCCTGACATCGGGCAGAAGATAAACTACCTGAAGAAAGGTAGGAAGACTGAACTTCCCGACCGTTGCAAACTTTGGGATGATTGGAATCCGGAACGACATGAAATCATGGTTGACAAAAAGAAGTATCCGGACAGAAAGGTTCTTGAAAAAGAAGCAGAGAGACACTTCGATGAAAAAACGGGTAAGACTTATGAAATCGAAGCAAAGTATAAAACAGAACCGGTGAACCGTATCTCCATTCCATTGGAACAGGATATAGTGAACATTCAAACTGCTTTCACGGTCGGCACAGAACCGTCTATGGATTGCACTCCGACTGATGATGATGAAAAGAAGCTGCTGGATGCGGTAAAGGCGGTATTCAAGTCTAATAAAATCAAATATCAAAACAAGAAGATTGTCCGTGCCTGGCTCTCCGAACAAGAAGCGGCAGAATATTGGTATGTTACCGATGATGATTCGTTTTGGGCAAAGTTTTGGAAGAAAGTTAAGACTACATTCGGTGGAAAGGTCAAGCCCACCAAGAAACTGAAAAGCGTGTTATGGTCCCCATTCAGAGGTGATAAGCTATACCCGTTCTTCAACGATGAAGGTAAAATGATTGCTTTTTCACGTGAGTATAAAAAGAAGCTCATGGATGATTCGGAGGTCACCTGCTTTATGACTATCACGGACAAAATGGTTTATCAATGGGATTTATCTATAGGATATGAAGAAAGAACTCCTTTTGCTCATGGATTCCCAAAACTGCCTGTTATCTACGCTTATCGGCCCGAACCTTATTGCAAAAAGATTAAGACTTTCCGTGTCCGGTTGGAAAAACTTCTTTCTAATTACGCGGATTGCATTGACTATCATTTCTTCCCACTGCTGAAGCTAATTGGAGATGTAGAGGGCTTCATGGGTAAGGTTAAGGATAGAATGGTCAAACTCACCGGAGAGGGTGCGGATGCCCAGTATCTGACGTGGAACCAAGCAAATGATACCGTAAAATTTGAGGTAGAAACCCTCTTTGAGAAAGCATATTCTATGACGAATACACCACAAATCAGTTTTGAAAAGTTGAGTGGTGCTGGAAATGCTTTGTCGGGAGTGGCTTTCGATTACGTGTTTCTTTCGACACATTTGCAAGTTCAAAATCATGCCGAGGTGATAGGTGAGTTCTTGCAAAGGCGTGTGAACTTCATAGTCTCTGCTTTAGGTTCTATAAATCCATCTGAATTTAACAAAGCATCTGAAACGATAGATATTAGTACAGAAGTTGTTCCGTATCGCCTTGACAATTTAGAAGATAAAGTTAATGTAGCTGTAAAAGCTGTGTCAGGTGGTGTATGGTCGCAACGACATGGGGTAATGTTTGCTGGAAATATTGACCGCATCGAAGAAGAAATTTCAGAAATAAAAGAAGAACAAGAAGAAAAGAGAAAAGCTGAAATGCAGAAACAAGCCATAAAGAAAGGGGAGTGAAATCACTCCTCTTTGTAGCTCCATTGATAGCCCTTGTGCTTCTTTATTTTCCCATTACAACACATTGAAATGCCCGAATGGTGCGCACCGGTTGTGCGTGCCGCTTCATTCAAACTATCAAATGAATTTATAATTTTGCCGTCTTTTAATTGTAGAACAGCTCGTGAATTATGGTGGTTTTTGCCAGTCTTTTGCTTTCTACCAAGAACCCTATATGCGTGTAGTAAGTTTTCACCATCAGTAACCCATTCAAGATTGGCAACGCAATTATTGGTTTTATCACCGTCTATGTGGTTTACTTGTGGTAGGTTTTGCGGGTTAGTTATAAAAGCATTTGCGACCAAGCGATGAACTTTAAATATACGCTTTCTGCACCATACATTCAAATACTCCTTTTTGCTTTTTATGGGTATTAAAATGCGTCCATCTCTAAACCAATATCCTTTACCGTTCCAGCATTTCTTTGGCAAGGATTTTACCCTACCTAAATTTGATACTTGATAATCGCCTTCGTACCCTTCAATGTCTTTCCAAATTTCATCCATATTCTTTTGCTTTAAAGTTAAATAAATAAAAGGCTGCCTTTAAAGTCGTGCGAAGACTGCCTTTGGATAATCGTGTTATGCTCTATCGGGTATCAGACTATATACACCGTTTACGGCACTTTCGCCAATCATCTTACTGATAGCATCCATACACTCATAGATACCATGATTGAAAGTATTACCTTCTTCAATGTATTCTCTACCGCTTTCTTTAGCTATGATAGTTGTTTGTTCATCAAAGACTACACTTGCCTCTCTCAACTTGATTAACGCGTTCATTAGGTCTAAATTAACCTTGATTTCATTTGTTGCCATAATTATGCGATTTTAATAAGGTTACACTTTTTGAAACAACGCCACTCTTCTTTTTCAGTGTCAAAGTATACTTGGCAATTATCAGCCGTTTTCTTAGTACCTTTTGTTTCTGGTACTCTGTTTTCCAAGAGAGTGCCAAAGGCTTGACGTAACGTGCCATCGGTTTTCTTGAAGTAGAACCTATCTCCACTTTCAAAGCTGCTTTGAGCTTTAAATTAGCCCATGCGCATTTTAATGCCTCACTCATTGAATAACCGTTCTTGCGAACAAAAGACCATGCCATTTGCATCACCTCTTTCATCTGACTTCTAAATTTTGTGCTCATACTACTTATATGTTTTAAATTATACTACTTCGTTTAATTTGATATTACAAAGTAAAACTAACTAGTTTAATTTCGCAATATTTAAAGTAATAAATAATGTTAAAAATAAAACTAAGTAGATTTATTTTAGTCATATAATTGTATTATGTGGTATAAATATCTAATTTTGTCGAATAAAACTATATAGTATTATGGACTTTAGAACAAGGATAAAAGAACTTTGTCAAGGGCAAGGTATAACTCAAAAAGAGTTAGCAGAAAAAATGGGAATATCTGATATAAGTCTGAATAAGACTTTACGAGGGGAATATCCGCAGTTGCAAACATTAGAAAAGATTGCGAATACATTAAATGTTCCTATTGCCGAACTATTTGAAAAGCCGAATGCCAGTAATATTATCGGCTTCGTAAAGGTCGGAGATACCGTGCATGAAGTAAAGTCTGCGGAGGATGTGAAGAATTTAGCTGGAAAATTGTAACAAATTAAATATTAAAGATATGAAATGTCCACATTGTCAGGTAGAAGTAAATGTAGATTTCTCAGAAAAATACATAGGAAAATATGGAAATATTTTTTATAGTCTATTCTATATGAGATGTCCAAATAGTGAATGTGATAAGCCTATTGTACTTTTGGGACAGGCAAACAATGCTAATCAATACCGTGACGGTACAATATCTATAAAAGAACAACATTCCTGTAATTTTAAACAACTATTCCCTGTAGGAAGCGGTAGAATGCCTGCTGCTCCTGAAGTTGAATCTAAGTTTGCTGAAGATTATAATGAAGCCTGTTTGGTACTTCCATTTAGCCCCAAAGCAAGCGCAGCCTTAAGTCGTAGATGCTTACAGAATATAATCCGTCTGAAAGAAGGTATTAAAGAAGGAAATCTCAAAACGGAGATTGAGAAGCTAATAGCAACTAATAAACTTCCATCATACATAAGCGACAACTTGGAAATAATACGTGGTTTTGGTAATATTGCTGCTCATGGAATGGAAGACCGAGCTTCTGGTGAAATATTAGATGTAGAACCTAATGAAGCAGAGTTCTTATTGGACGTTTTGGAACTTCTTTTTGATTTGTATTTTGTTCAAGCTGCTAAAGCAGCCAAGATGAAAGCTGCATTAAATCAAAAACTGACAAGCGCAGGACAAAAGCCTATACCATAAGTCGCATAGAAGAGGAGCTTGCAGAAATCAAGGAGGAACAAGGGGCAAAGAATAGCAATGCAGCGTCTCCTAACTCCAAGGGATAATTCATTACTTCATGTTTTTATAGTACTATTGAGCGGAGCTAATTTAGTTCCGCTTTTTTTATTGCTAAATTCTATATTATAGAATATATTTCTTGGAAAAATTTTATAATTCAAAATTAATTCATATTTTTGCATCAAATAAATGAGATATGAGAATTGTATCACATAAGAAATTGAAAGAGTTCTACGAGACGAAAGGCTATGAAGATTCACGCATAGCTTTAGAACGTTGGTATGATATAGCGGAAAAAGCTGAATGGAAGAACCTATCAGACATTAAAGTAGATTTTCCTGCTGCTGATTATGTAGGCAACCAGCACTATGTATTCAATATTAGAGGTAACAATTATCGACTGATAGTAGTTGTAAAGTTTACAATGGGCTATATTTTTATTCGGAAAGTGTGTACCCATAAAGAATATGATAAAATAGATTGTTCAACCATTTAAGATACAGGATATGAATAAAGTTAGTAAAGAACAATATGAATTTGCTTTGGCAAGAGTAGAGGAACTTCTGCCATTGGTTGATGATAATACCCCTGCAAACGATAAAAATGCGGTGGAGCTTACAGTTATGTCCGATATTGTGATAGCATACGAAAAAGAACATTATCCGATAGAAAAACCGACTGTTGCGGAATTGAT